CATCGACATCGCACCAGCGGATAAGCAGAAGATCTTGAATGCCGTTAAAAGTAGACCCCCACGCAACAATCTGGCGCTGGGGCATCGCAACAACCATTCCGCTGTTAGCAACAGGAGCATTCGCAATAACCGCGGCGATGGGTGAATTGTCGGACGGAGACCAAGTGTAAATTGGCCCGTTAAGTGGGCACGAAACGAATATTTCGCCCCAGTTATCGAGCGTCCAGTCTGTTGCCGTAATAGGTGTTCCGGAGCCGGATGGGGAAACCACGCCAGACCCATAACCACCAGTGCCGTATCCGCCAACGCCATAGCCGCTATTGGCTGCCACAGGGCCAATACCGTTGTAGTAGATCATCTGGACGTTGCCAGAGTTTTCGCTGCCGCTTGTCGTTGAGGAGGCCGTATTCTGGCCTGTAATGTAAAATGTGTTGGTTGTAGGTGCTGGCGAAGATAGAACAGTATAGCCCCCTGATATTGCAATTCCGCCGACAGTCGTTGAAACAAGAACAGGGAATGTATCACCTGCCTGAAGACCGTGATTATTCAGGGTAACTTGTATAGACGCGCTTCCAGATGTTACGCTGAAGAGCGGAACAGCACCGCCGGGGGCAACTACTGTTGATGTTGCATAGACAGGGCTGCCAAGAACATCGACTGCTTGAATCTGGAATTGATTAGCCGTTGCCGGAATTACCTGATATTGTCCAAACAGGATCAAACCGCCAATTGAAACTTGCGTGCGGATATCTACAACATCGTATGCATCAAGCCCGCTGCCCGTCGCGTTAATTGTAACTGTAGAGTTGCCAAGCGTTGTCGCAAAAGATACTGCAATATTTACGGTCGTTGTCTGAGGCGTGATGTTCTGAAGAGCGCCGGTTAATATAACATCAAGAGACTGTTCAGCGCCTACGCCAAGCCACGAACGACCGTTTGTGTCCTCCCATGCCCACAGGGCTCGAATAATTGAGTTAACGCTGCTGTTATAAAACTTTGTCCACCCGCCAAGTTTTTGTGGCAATCCAACGTTCTGACGATCAGGGACAAACCGAATGAGATTGCTTGTAGAAAGAGCAGCCTCATTGAGCGCAAGCGTGCGGTTTTGGTCGACGCCGGGGATAAGTTTGAGTGCGGCGTGCGGCATTTAGGATCACCTATTTGGCGTAGCAAACTGCGATGCAGACTGCGAAGACCAACCAGAAGCCTCGAACTTTTTTCTAGCCTCCTCAACAGCGGCGCCCTTGAGCAGTGCTTGATACTGGCTCTCATAAGTCACGGCCATCTGCGGGTCGTCATTCGCCCGCCCGAAGTTCCGCTGATACGCCGAAACATAGATCATCGAGGCCATGATGAAGACATCTGGCAGATTCAGGCTGATGAACGTGGTCGGGTTCGTCGCCGACAAGCTTGCAGGGCGGTATGTTCCAACAAGCTCAACCGTATAATTCGCGTCAGGATAAGGGCCAACAAGGAAAGTGTAATCGTCAAACGGCACCCAGTAGATCGGCTGTCCGGTCGACGTAGACACGCCATAAACGGCGTCCAAGAACTCTTTCGTCGTCGGCAAAAGCGGCACGCGAGTGCCCAAATTAGGGTTCGAAACACCCGCCGGCGTGATCAAATTGATCTGCTCCGGCACAACCAAGGTGCCGCTGGGGAATGTGTCCGCAGGGACCGATATCGTTCTGCTGCCGACAGTCAGCCCGTAATTTGTCGTTGTGTCCGAAGTAAACAGAAAATCCAGCTCACGATACATCCGATTTTCGGCGTAAGTGATCATTTGTGGCAGGATCTTCAAAAATTCGGAATTGGTCTCCTCAACCACGGCCATCGTCGCAATCTGCGTGATGTAGCTGGTCGTCCCAGCAACTGTTCCTGCATAAGAGAGGCCCGTAGTCATTTCTGCGCTCCTGAACGCTTATTTTAGCATCTATTTAGCGTCGTGGCACCAGCCTTCGCGCCGCGCATTATTGATTTTGACATCCTCAATCGTCTTGTCAGTGTCCTTTTTAGACCAAGAAACGTCCCGCCAAACTCCACAAACCGCCTTGTTAGTCCCTACGGTGCCCGTCATTGTCGCGCAGCCGCTCAGGGCGAGTGTCAACAGCATTGCCGCGATCCAGCGCATCTTTTGTCCTCCGCATAACGTCTTCCTGAGCCTTCTGGGCGGCCTCCCTGATGGCGTCAGAACGGACCTTGTAATAGGCTCCGAAAATGACGGCAATAACCACGCCGCCAATCATGATGTAGCGCCCGAGAGGGTTCAAAAGGAAAGCGATCATACGCCATGCTCCTCCAAATTCTTTTTGCGCCAATACCAAATTGCCCCGCCAATCACGACAATCGCAACCATCATCAAGAATGAGGGATTTTTGAGGAGACCCGTAATTTGCCCAAAAACGTCTGTGGCTTCTTGGGCTTGTTGGGCGATTTCTTTGACCGCTCCAACGCTTCCAATTGCGCCAATTGCGATAGCGCCATTGCCCTGCTTACTCTGAAGCATGGTCTTTTCCGGCTTTTCTTCTTTCTGGACCGGGGCGTCTTCCGGCGTATTGTCAGCCCACATTTTCTTAGCCAGAGCCAACTGCGCCTTGCGGTCTTGAAGGCCATTCGTGCCTCCATTTATCTTTTTGGTTACTCCGACAACATCGTCCTTGTCAGCCAGAGCATTGATTTTGCGAGATTTCCAGTACTCACAGGCGATCTGGAGCGCGATGGGGGGTTTGGCCGCCTCATCAGGATTGGCAATTAGGTCAACGCCGATCTTTTTAGACATTTCGGCGTAATTGGCTCGCCCGGTCAACTGGGCAAGGCCACGACCACGGAAGCGGAATCCGTCGCCCTTCTGAATGTTTCCAAGGTCTTTGCGGCCTTCATACCGAGCTTGCGCAGGCGTCGGACCCCAGATTTCCTGCATGTAGCGGAAGCCGCCGCTTTCATGCGCCCACTGAGCCCAGAAATGGCACTGGCGCAGAGGCGTGTTGATTTCATACTTTTCCATGAGAGCCGGCGCGGACGCCGCAAGACCATCAATCAGGTCTTTCTTGGCACGAGGCCCGAGGGCGCGAAGATCGTCGGAAAGCTGGCTCATTCCCCGGCTCCACTTTTCGTTATTTCGAACGTCAGGTTCTTGTGTTTCGGATAGTTTATCACGGTTTCGCCTTCTGGGCATTTGTATTTGATATGCGCCAGAAGCGTTGCGGTCCCCGTCGCAATAGCGCCCGAGGGTTGAATCGTAATGCCGTAAGCAAACTTGTCGATATCAGGGCCTGCGGGACCGCTGAACTTCGCGATTGATGGGGTTGCCTTATGGACATTGTAGCCGCTATCGCGGACCTCAAGGTAGAAGTCCTCCACCGAACAGTCGTCGCGATACTTTTTGCGCGCTACAACGACATGAAACTCGCTATTTGCGGGGCCGTTTGAGATTGAGAAATATTCTGGCGCCCATTCGAGTATCGGTTTCTTAAAGAACCCAATCTTGTCCGACAAAGAATATCCGCCACCAATGAACGCTATCGCTGCGGTGCCGATGCCTATCGTTTTAGTGATTTTGTCTGGATCGAACATGGTTCCTCATGAAGCTCGCATGTCAGTAGTCCCATTCGATGATTACGCCGCCCTTGTTTGGCATGTCTTTCTGCGGTACCGGCTTCCCGTCTTTGTACAGGATATGATTGATGATGGCGCAGGGAATTATCCAACCTCCGCCCACTCGAGCCAAGAGCCTTTGTAAACAGTCATGCTAGTTGCGTTCGAGACGCTTTGCGCAAAACGCAAAACGACTGTACCACCAGTGGAACCAACAACAATCACGCCACTGGCGCGAAACAAAACTGTAATGTTTGGATTCCAAGTAGTGGTAGATGTATTATACGAAGTTGTAGCAACAGCCGCATCGGCCCCAAACCTAATTGAGGTTGGAGTAGACGGCCCGTTAACGGCAAAAAAACTACCGCCTCCCCCAGAAAACTGAACAACATTAACTACAAAAGAATATGTTTTGTTTGCAGAAACGGGAAAACTTAGACTGTTGTCGTCCACTAAGCCTGTACTGCTAGTAACGCTTTGATCCGACGTTTTCCAAACTCGCGTCCACTGCGAAGCCGGAGCCGAACTGGACCAAGTTGTTCCATTACTTGTGAGGAGGTTACCGCTTGTACCCGGTGCAACGAACTGAACCGCGTTTGTACCATTGCCGAGAATGACATTGTTGCTTGTAAGCGTCGTCGCGCCCGTGCCACCATTGGCAACGGCAATTGTTCCGCTCAAAGAGATGTCTGGCGCAGTGCCCCCGGTGGAGGCAAGGGGCGATGTAGCTGTCACTCCAGTGACCGTGCCGCCCGGATTTGTTGAGGCGATTAATATTCCACCTGCGGTATTAGTGATCGTGACGTTTGATCCAGCCGTCAAAGCGGCAAGATTGAAATCTGCGCCATTGCCAATCAAAAGTTCGCCATTGGCCGGGGGGCGCCCCAGCTTGATCGTTTGATTCCAAATGGAGACCTTATCGTTGGCCATCAGGGCTTATCCGCCTTCGTATCCAGCTTGTCGTAAATGCGCTGGAACATGTCTTCGATATGCTTCATGCGTGTGTCGAGGTCATTGCGTTGCACATAGTTTGTCGGCAACGCAACCTCGATCCGTTGGAGATCAGAGCGAAGGTTCTTAACCGCGCTCCACAATTCGCGCAGTATCCAGCCAAGGCCGGTCATGACGATCCCGCCGAGGACATTGATGATGAACTGCGCTTCCATCTTCATGCTGCCTTTTCCTTTAGAGGCCCCTCAATCAAGAATTTGAGATTGTTCTGGAGCCTCTTGTCTTGGGGAGACAGTTCAAGAGCAATCTTGGCTTGTTCTATAGAAACGTCTTGCAGACCAAGGTGATAAGCAGAGATGCTCGCAAGATCATGCGGTTGGTGTCCCCACACTTCAGGATCAACGGTGTAGACCATCATACGGTCTTTGATCCGCAGGGCGCGCATGGCAAAAGCAAAGCACTCCTCCCAGCGATGCTGGCGATACATAAGCATCGCCAACTCGCACCACGGCTCGCGTGTGTTGGGAGCCTCATATGCAGCCATCTGGAACATGCGCTCCGCATTAAAGGCATCGCCTAACTCATTATAACAGCGTCCCATGACGCGATAGGCATAACACCGCTCGTTTGGCCAATCGGCACGCGGGAGCTTCAGATACTTTTCGCAGGCTGCAATGCTGTCACACCACCTGCCGTGGAACGAAAGCTCGCGCGCGTAATAAAATGAATTGCGGGGGCAGTCGGGGTCTTCCTTGACCGATAGCTCCAATAAATCAAGGTACTGGCCGCGCGACTTGGTCGGGTCCGGCTTGTGAACGACCAGAAGCATATCCGTATCAGCCCATATTTCCTTGATCCGCCCATCTGGAACTGGGTACTCGTGGCAGGGGTGGTGCCAGTGATAGCCGTGACGGGCGTGGATTTTCTCGTACTTGAAGGCAATTCCACAGCCCCAGTCGAACATATAACGCAGGCGCGTCGTCATTCCCGGTTCCCACACGCGCTCGATTTCTTCGCGCCAGCCGGGCTGCAAAACCTCGTCTAGATCGAGTGATACACAAATATCAATATCGCGAGGAAGAAGAGCAATAGCAGCATTGCGAGCATGATCGAACCGCCAAGGAGTAATGCATATATGACTGACCACAGCGCCACACTTCCGAGCTTTCTCAACCGTCTCATCAGTGCTTCCCGTGTCTGAGATTGAGATCAGATCGGCGTCTTTTGCTGCCTCGCAAAAACGCTCGACAAACATCTCTTCGTTTTTGCTGATCGCATAGACGGCGATCTTCGGGCGCAACTTATGTCTCGACCAAATATAAACGCCAATCTCGCCGTCAATTTTGTGCCAGTCGGGCATGCCAAACGCCTCGACGAACTTCTCGTGCGTCCAGTCATCGGTTATATGCGTTTCGTGCGGATTGCCGTCGTATTCACCCTGCGGGTAATAGCCAATCGGAATGCTGACAACGACCGTGTCGGCGCAAGCGCGAAGCTTCTTTACAACCGCCTTGGCCTTTTCCGTAGCCATGTGTTCAAGCACATCACCGGCTATAGCGACATCGTAATGGGCATCTGGCTCCCATTCATGCACATCCGCGAGAATGACGTCGTCGTAAAGCGTGCGAAGCTTGTACTTCTCGATATATGGCTCCCATATCTCGACGCCAGTTATTTCGGCATCGTCAAACATGAGAGCGTATGTTCCGCAGCCGCAGCCAACATCAAGCATTTTGGCGTGCGGAACACGGCCAACCATGCGCTTGATGATGTCCTTCCCCCTCTCAGAACTAAATGGCATGCTTTCTCCTTATGTCGTCGCCAACTTTCGCAAGTTGATTTTCTGCTTGCTGTTTGATCTCTGCAATCAAATCAGAAACCGCAACGAATGGCCTTTGACCAAGAGCATTCATAACAACATTCTACGCCCGGATAGACATCTTTATGTTGACCTCTTCATCTCCCGCTTCCCCCTCCACCCTCTTTTTGGAAAACTGTGACTACCACGGCAGTGGCGCTATAACCGCTGGCGGGTTCTTCTGGGCTTCAATCTGGGCGTTGACGCTCGCTTCGATTTGCGCAACGCGCTCATCGCCCATTGCTGATTTCACCCAGCCGATAACCTGATCTTGCGTAAGGTCAGCGTAGGGCGTAAACGGTGTACCAAAGTCAATACTGATGCCCTGCAAGCCGTGGGCGCTACCGCCGTAATTGCCATCAACGCCGATGCAGCGCCATTGAACGAAGAACACCACGTTCTCTTGGCCATCCTGTTCGGGATGGCGCCCCATTTGCGATACGATCCATGAGATTGTCATTGCCATGACGTGCCTCTGTTATGGTCCGGCATCGCGCCATGCGCCGCCGCTGTAAAAGTAGAGCTTGTTGTTGGTTGTGTTAATGACGATAGGCGCGAGACCTGTGATTGATGTGGGAGTACCGGTTGGTGTGCCAGCGCAAGTTGGAACGTATAAGAAGCCGTCAGTTGCAGTTGTTGCAAGCGCCGCAGTTCCAACGCGCACATTGCCACTGCCATCGACGCGCATCCGTTCAGTACTTGCGGTATAAATTTCAACTGTCGATGTTCCGTAAATACGCAGGTTTCCTGTAGAGGTGGCGACAAATGAAGCACGTTCAGCCGTAACGGGATCATTAGTGAATTGGATTGTTGATGCGACACCTCCGCCCTCAAGTATACGAACTGCATTGTATGCGGAGCTTGATTTGACTGTGAGCGGGTACGATGGCGAAGTCGTCTGAATACCGACATTGCCGCTGCTGTCGATGCGCATACGTTCGGTGCCATTGGTATTAAACCGCAAAGCATTAGCACCGCTGCAATCAATTTGAGCCAAACCACCACTATTTTGTGCAGGATTAAAACTTAAAGTGTTTCCTCCAGTAGAAGTATCGGTCAAACCAAAACTGCAAGAACCATTATTGGATACAACAAGAGGTCTACCCGGCGAACTCGTCCCGATGCCCAGACCTGTGCTGTTGATACGCATCAGTTCTGCCGCAGAACCATTAAAGAAAATCATGTCATTTGAGCCGCTTGTGCCCAAATAACTTCCAACAGTTCCACTTTGCTTCAACTCAATCAGCGCAGTAGCCGCACCCGTCCTGTTTAGGCTGAAAGGCGTTCCACTGGTGGAGTTTGAAAGCGTTGTCCCATCAAAAGTCAGCGCACTACCACTTGTCGCAACTTTAGACCCATT